CGTGCTCCCCCGGTTTTTCTCACGGGCGCGATTTGCTACCGCGCCCAATCCCCCTTCTTTAGGCAATTAGGGGATGGCACCTTAGGTGACAGAGGGTGTCACTAGCAATTGTGGTGTGTCGCTTCGGCGAGCGGAAGTTGGTAACCCGGTGTCACCGGGGTGTGATACGCTAGCATCCTGTATAGGAACGCGTTGAGCTAACGTAGGCCATCGAAAGGTGGTCCAACGTGCTGTGATGGACTGGGCATCGACCCGGTCGGACAGTGGAGAGACTGACCCTTCTTTCGTTGCAGGCCTTGATGCGCGATGTTAATTCGTCGCTGACGTCAAGTCATGTTAACACAAACAGTCCAGCCCACGTAGGGGAGCCCGAATTGTTAGGGATTATTCTAATACACCGATATCTTGTTCAGTGTATTAGGAGTTCGACCGTTAGTACTTGCTAACGTGAATTAGTAGCTAGAGTGGCTTTGTCAACGCTGCTCGCCTCTTTCTGAGTGTTCAGTTGACTGTATTCCTTTATCCGGTTCTATTTCGACGCCGCATAACTCCAAAGCACGTGGAGAAACTAGTCGTCTTTCAAACATGTCAGGCCTGAGCAATTCATCGCCAGACATGAAGTTGGTGAAAAAAGTGCCAACCACCGATGAACACGTCGTGGGCGTGTTCGCCACAGTCGATTCAGGCTGTGTTATGACCCACGATCTCCGCGCAATTCCTTGCGCGCGAGTGCACTTTCAACAGTTAGGTGCCCAAACCTCGGAGTCAGTACGTGCGCAAGTGCATGTCGTTCTCTCTGGTCAGGAAAATCAACTGGTCCGACTCGGGGGCGCTGTGGTGATGCGAACCGTTGGACAATGTAGTGGCTGGCAGACCACGTGGTTTGAAGACAAGGGAATGGCGCACCCCGGCCCCGAATGGGCAGAGGTTGTCAGCTGGTCCTATTCTGCCCTAGGCGTGCTGGAGCCACATGACTTCGTGTCAATGTGTAATCAACATGCCAATGGCAGCGCGTGTTTTGTAGCAGTCGTGGATGGGACTGTGTCACTATGGCGTTACCGAGTCGGACACTCGGCAGTCAGCACCGGCGTTACCGTCAGTGTAGATGTGAACGCCACCGGAGAAGTCGGTGGTGATGCGTTACCCTGCGGCGAGCCGGGGTGGTTCAAGTGGTGCAAGCAATTGGCCACTGATAGTCACCCTGGAGTAGTTGCTGTGGTGAGCAAAGATGGGGTGGCCACCAATCACAGTGGTGGGGTGGTCATCATGGAAAAGGATAGTGGTGACCGTGCTTGGCGATCAGCTTGGCAACAGACGCCACCCAGCGCAGAACCCGCTGGTCCATGGACTAAGCGTTGTAGCTTAGATTTATCTAGCTATGACCTAATCCTTGGCCTCAGCGTGTACACGCTGTGCTATATGTTGGTCGGGGCCCTACCGGCATGTATCTGGATCCAGGGCCAAACGCTTAATGTTTGGGTGAAATCAGCGCCACCCAACAGAATGGATAGAGCGAAGTGCGCTGTATGCAACCATAGGACCGTAGAGTACGATGTTGGTGCTTTGAGCTCAACTTATCGTGCACGTCGTGATGATCCTGCCGCAACTGGAGCCATCTGGTACCCAGACATGTGTGCCGACTGCAGGCGCAGAGAACATTTCCAGCAACCATGTTATGTGGTGGCGCAGATGTATCTGTATGCAACTGCTATGTTACGCATTGTCATGCTTGACCACAATCGATGGACCATCGCGGCTGCTTGGACCAATCGACTGTCGCACGGTGTGGATGCCGTGTTTTCATGGCGTTTGGCATCTGAGCGAGAATCATCGGCCTCAGCCTCAATCGGCCATGTGGTTAGCGTTAATGAGGGTGTTGTCGTTACACCATACTTACGAAGTGGGCCCATCTGGCTTGCAGGGCAGGAAGATGGTGAATATGATGGTGATGAACGGGAGTCAGCCGGAACGGGATCACCCTCCAGCGGTGTCTTCCCCAATCACAGCGCTGGTAAGGTAGATCTCCGTAATGGGGTACCACTTGCGACGATGTATCACGCTGCTGCCGTATTGCTACAATCATACAATAGCAGCAACCGTTTTGGGCCGAGTCTGTTTGAAGGAGAAAGTGCTTGGCAAGGTCGTGATTGGCGTTTTGGTAAGGCCGGAGCCACTAGCGAGGGTGAATTTGGCCTTGAATCTATCGTGCGCGATATGGATTTCAGGACGCACGAAACTAATGGTACTAACAGTGCAAGCACCCGCCAGTGGGCACTGCGAACTTGTGACTCCAGCCGTCGTTACGTCAACGTAGTAGCCGGTGATCCGCAATTCAACGCGCCCTTAGGTGCAGTGCGACTTGAAGGTTGGGACTTGTTGCGCGCCGACTCACCCGCACGGTCAGTTAAAGCGGTTGTGTCACACGCGGCCAATTACCGCAATATTACTGAGACCAATCTGCGTGCAGCTGTGTGGCCTATCATCGATGCTGCGACGAACGGGGGTAACTATACCCGCTGGTGGTTGCGTTTCTGGCTCGATTGGATTGGAACTAGTCTTGAAGAATCGTATGCTAATCAGGGGGTGCAATTGCTCCGAGGCGCTAGTGCTCCACTTCCGGCCGTGACGCAGCTGGACAACACGACATCAATGTCTGATACTGCATTTGTCGAGCAGAATATGAATGCAATCATGAAAGGAGATAACTTCATTCATGACATGAGTAATAACGGTGTACGATCTCCCCTGTATGCTGCTTTTGTTCTAAGATTCGCAGCTTCGTGGCCACGCGAGGCCCGCTCACTGCCAGACGCCCAAGATCGTGTGTTGCTAGTAGATCAAGTTGTGGTGCCAGGTGCATCCCATGTTGGTTGGTTGAATGGGGCTTGCGGCGCCATTTCAAGTGGCCGTTGGCCCACAACCGTCAGCACGAAACAGCTATTGGGACTAGCCCACATGTTCCTAGATTCGACCAACTCACACTCAGATTGCATGCGTGGGCTTGAGTTGGCGGTTAGTGTTGCATTCGCAGATCCATACGCTAACGTCATGCCACAACGACAAAAACCATATGGCGATGATCCAATGGTACTAAATTGCGGCCGTGGTTTACAGATTCCGATGTGCGGTGACAACTCACTGCCCGCCTATCTTGCACCGTACTATAGTGCACAAATTGGGACACATATCGCGAACGACCTGTTGTCCATGCGTTGTGGTGTATTGCAGCAAGTGCTAGTGTATTACCATTGCGCACTATCACAATCGCATGCCGTGGCGCGTATGGTGGCGTCACTCACTTGTGACACCATCATTGCAGGCGTAGCGAGTGAACAGCTAGCCGCCCTGACCAGGAAAGAAGGGCTTGCACGCCACATCTCTAAGTTAGATCGGCTGACGGCGAACATTTGCGCGCACCTCTTTGGCTTCATTCCATACCAAAGTACCCTAACTGGTGAGAGTTTGAGTGGTGATGCTTTAGCGATCACACCATCTAACGGTAGACCAACGGTGTATGCACCGCTGTGGACGCCACAACAGTGGTTAGGTTATGAGATTTGTGAAGTGCTGCTCATGATGCCGGAGGGCTGGGCGTTACCTGGCCCTGGCGCACGCTTTCAGTCGGATACCACTAAAGGTGCACCCGTTAAGGACAAGTATCTATCGACCAAGTTCGTTCGCATGTTCAGATCATTGCCCGTTTTAGATGATTATCAGTGGTTGGGCGATGGCGGACAAGCGCACGGTGCGGGCCATATTTGTGCTGGACACGGATCCCACTACTATGTACAATCACGTGGTTGGTGGCGAAAGCCGTATCTATCTGAGGCACCGACTGCCCCCACGTACGTACCACTTCTGTGGGTGGATAAAGTCGGCCTACCCGGAGTGTTAGTCCCAGGGCAGTTTCCCGTCTGGGATGATCACAATGAGACCAACATGGCTTGGGGATTGCGCATCAACCCAATTCAAGCAAGTCACGAATTGCTTGGAGTACTAAACCGCGAACCCAATAAGACTAGGTATCGCGTGTTCACTGCGCGGAATGGATTCCTTGCAGATGACCCAGTTCGCGTGACTCGCCTGATGCCCGAATTACGTCTGTACGATGTGTTCAAGCATGGTGATGAGCCCGGTACGCCATTGGCCGCAGTAGAGCGGTTAACACCAGACGGATTTGATGTGGCTGGAGACGGTCAGTTAGTTGCGGAAGCCAACTCAATGTCAGACTTCATATCTGGGCCCACACGGGCTGGTTCCACACCTGCAAGTGGCGGCAGGTCACAGTGGCGGCAGGTGAGCAGTCATGGTGGCCGTAAACGTGTGGGAATACGACAACGTTACGTACCAAGTGGTAGTCGAGCGAAGTCTGGTGTTAACGCCAATCGTTTCTCGGCGCTCGCTGGTACTGTGGAGTCGCATGCTGGGGCTGCTCAGCGCCAACAAGTGGCTGAAGACAGTGCAGGTGAAGCGCATTCAACCCAAGCGGCTACGCAGCAAGTGCGGCCCACGGTGCGTAGCCCGATAGAAGCGCAGGCTGGGCCAAGTGATGATGAGTTGATTAAGGATGCAATCACGGCCGCCCAGAGTGAACGCGAGCAGATGCAACGAGCTGGAGTTGGTAGCGCGCCACCCTTAAGATCATATGCAGATGCAGTGCTCACCGCCAAACGCGGGGCTACTGATGTAGATGCAGTGACACGGATGCGTGCGCAGCACCCCACTACTGCTGTAGCCCTACCACATGAGAAGCCTGCTTTAGTTAGTCGGGAAGTGGATGGCAAACCAGTCGGCCTACCAACCGATTATGCTGCACCACCCTCTTCTGCATCTGAAGATATGTTAGCTGCTATTAGTAGTGGGGTGTTAGGTAGAGATAAGAAGAAAATCGAAGGACGGGGAAACTGATATGGGCGGTACTAGGCCAACTTTCCAGCCTTTCGGCTGATGATCAACTAAGTGAGGTATTAACGGGCATCCGTTTTTTATACCCCAGTTGGGCATCGATTGTCTGCGAGAGGTCAAAGTACCGTCCAGAGGATATGGATATATGGCTAAACCGTTGGCGCACTTTGCCGTATGATTTAGACTACGAGGAGCGTAGTATTGCGGGAGCTTTACGTCGCGTATTGAGTAAACCACAATTAGCACCCGGAAGTGATTTTTTCACTTTGGGTGCTGACTTGACACCGATGTTAAGTCTGGCGAAGATTGAGTACTGCGAACCAGTCGCAGCTGTTGACTTCAGTTGGCCTCGGTTCCGCCCACTTGATCCACGTGTTAAGATTAGACATGGATTGAGTTGGAGCGCGTTAGTGGCCGCATGCGATCCTCTGATGTACCGTAGGATCCTCAGACCCTTATTATATCTGCGCGAGCCTACTGAACTTGCTGCCGTTACTTGGGGATTGTGGTCTTTATTCAATCCTGAGGCAGAACACGTTATGGATTGGTTTCGATCAATACACATGGAGCGTATGTCTAAACCAAGTCGCGCCACACTGTTGAAGGCAGTGCACAGCTTAGCTCGGAAACACCGATGGGTGCCTCCGTCTGGTTATGTTACGGGTAAGGTTAGTCGGATGTGGCAATACATGCAGGATTTGGATAACAGGGATCTTTATCAAGAAACCTTCTTAGATGAAATGAAGGTGCGCACAATGGGTGAACCGCACCAATCATCAGTTGTTCCCGGCCCGCTAGGCCCCGTATTGGACGCCACAGGTCATACAGTGACTATTCGGCGTAAGATTGCAAAAATATTGTCAGATGTTTGCGTCAAACATGCGCCACCTTCTGAAACACTCGCAACCTTCTGGAGTCGCCGTATGGAGTGGTGTGCATCAGGCTCAGCACCAGGCGCTAAACACTGGATCGCCGGAACCACTCGCCGAGACGCGACCGCAGCTACGAAACTCAGTCTAGCTGCGATGCTGCCGAGTGATTTCCTGGAGTGGACGATGCAACAACAGCCTGTTACTCTATCCAAAGCAGTCCATAAATTCGAGAATGGGAAGAATAGAAATTTGTGGAACTGTCTCAATGGGTTATATTATTTAGAGGCTTATCTCAGCTGTGGTTTTGAGAAAGGACTGACCGGCGTGGCTGGGATGCGTATCACCGATGGTGGTGCGCAGTCCATCATCGGTGCAGTTGACAGGAATATGGCAGTTTCGTCCGATTGTTGGGTTCTATCTTATGATTTTCACGACTTCAATTATTACCACTTATTACGACATCAAGCCTATTTGGTTGACATGATTGGGAAAGTGCGAAGCACCGGAGGTGTAGTGCCCAATTCCGATTATGCTCGGGTCGGGGCCTATTTAGCTCAATGTCGGCTCAACACCGTGTTAGTAGACCCAACAAGTGATACCGTGGGGGTTGCAGATACTGCACTGGTCACAGGGCTTCGACTCACGACGGTGACCAATACCATATTTAATGCAGTTTACCTTGAGACCGCGACCGATTTACTGAGACAGTGGGACATTCCCGTAGAAACAGTGATCAACGATAGACTGGGTGACGATGTCTTCAGTGTGGGCCACAATTGGGCGCCATTAGCCGCACTATCTGACATGGTTAATGCGATTGGTTATACCGGGCAGGGGATTAAAATTGAACTTGACCAACGCGGTGAGTTCCTACGTTTAGAATATGAGGAACGGGGCATATTCGGCTACCTCAATCGCACCTTGCCAAACCTAGCATCTGGTGAGTGGGACCTCTCACCAGGCAGTGGTGTTTCAGAGCGTGCCTCAGCCTTATGGGAGCAGTTGCAGAAAATCGCTCGTCGAGGTGGAACCCTAGATCCATTAGCTTGGTGGCGTTCACTGGTTCGACCGTTATGTGGAAGTAAGGTGTTTGGACGCGTTGGAGCACCACCCAAATCATGGTTGTTTTCTCACGCAAGTAGAGGTGGAGCAAACATAGCCACGTTAGTGGGTGAACATTATGTTTGGGCCCAGTATGATTTTTCACGTGCTGCCTCTATTCCCCTAGCTATCCCAGCAGCATTGTCACGAACTCTGGTGGGCCCTGGAATTCGGAGCGCCACAGACAGAGTAGCTAAACTTGGCATTCAGCTGAAGCACGCTGAGCGCGAAGTTGTAGAAGGTAGCTTGGTACGGACTGCATTCGCAAAGTGTTGGCCTTCACAAGTTACGAGGAGTTGGCACGCATACATGGCCAGTTTATGGATTGATGTACATGGTGTGAGAACTACTGTACCTAGCTGTGAATTAGTTGAGTTACCTGATCAGCTCTGGTTTCGCGCAGCCACCAATCTCAGAGCGGGAGTAGAAGCAGAACACACCACGATCCGGGGATGTTGGGCTAGGCTGGACCCACCATTGCTACTAGCAGTGAAAATCGCGATCAAACAACATGGAGGACAACTCAAAGGATTTCACCATTTGCTTGTGTTACAGGAGTTGAACGATCTTGTAGACATAATAGATCGATGGCGAGCCCACTACAGTGATGAAGATATAATGCGCTGGGTCTTTGATGAATATCAATGGCCCAGTGTTTCTAACGAGTCTCTCGGTGAATATGGCGCGGCATTGGTGAGAGTGATGTGTGATCAGATCCTGTCTATCCTGAGTGACACAATAGACATGGATAATAATGTATTACAAACTATATGGTTGAGTGTATGGCACAAAGTGTATACACTTGGCACGTTCGTATATTAGTGATGAAAGAGTATTAAAAAG